ATAGAGTTATTAAGGAATTGGAAAACATGACAGTAAAAATATGGGATATATCAGTAGGGCCAATATCAGTAGACGAAGCGCCTGATGATGAAGACTTCCCAGAAGGTTGTAATTATTTTGTCGTCTGTAAAACAGAGATAGATGGTGAGATGGAAGAAGTAAACTTTTGGTTTGAAGACCTTGCGCAGATACAAGAATGGCAGAAACATTTTAGAACCAGTATCGAACCGCTTGAAATAGACGAAGAACACTAGGAGAATAAACATGGCCGTTAGAAAGCCTTTTGAACCACACTTATATGATCGCTTTGACAACCCTGCTAAAGTAAAATTGATCGAGATACTACAGCATCAGGGTCATGAGATCTCTTCTGTAAAGGAGAACTACTATGCTGATGTAGAGTCAACCCGAAAGGGTATCACCTACTACAGTGAAGCAGAGGTTAAGCGAGGTTGGAAGGAAGACTGGCCTGAGGATTGGACTGAGATTAGAATCCCAGAGCGTAAGACACGACTACTTAATAAGTACGAGCATAACGTAAACTTCTTTGTGTTCAATAATGACTTGACTGCTTGCTGGAAGATACGAGGATCTCAGATGACTGATGACACTATTCGTGAAGCTAAGGGTAGATACATCATGAAGGGTGAAAAGTTCTTTCACATACCCTACAAAGAAGCTGAACTAGTGACATTAAATAGCTTGACCGACAGTCAAGAATCTGTATAACTAGGGGTTTCCAAATGAACTACGAAGTCCACCTAGCAATACTCGTAGATAAAGATGCTAATTTCCTGGAGATTTCTGGGGATAACTCTGGGGTACTCAAAGAGCTAATTGAGTATGCCCTGTATGATATAGATGATATAACTATAACTGAATGTGAGGTAATCAGACATGACTAAACTAACACTAGATGAAAAAGAATATGAGATTGAAGACCTAACCGATACTCAAAAAGAGATGGTTAATATTCTTAACCTTGGGTCTAACTCTTCAACCCTGTTGAATCACATGCTGCAATGTGTTACAGCAATCCAACAGATGAAAACAGATGAGCTACGTCAATCATTAGAAGGTGATAAGGATGATCAATCGAAGTGATCTAGAAGCGTTTGGATATTTTGATATGTTTCAGAACAGCCCAGACTATGAGAAAGATCCAGTCCGTTTCTACAGTCAGTTTGTAGAAGACAAGGTACTAACTAAGGGACGTGAACGTCTAGTAGAAAATACCCTTGGTCTTTCTGGGGAAGCAGGTGAGGTATCTGAAAAAGTAAAGAAGCTCTTTCGTGATAAGGATAAATTCAAAGATGAAGATATACTGAAAGAGTTAGGTGATGTGTTGTTCTATACGGTAGCCTTGGCAAACATATTCGGCGGTAACCTACGTAAGGTTATGGAGATGAACATGGCAAAGCTAGATGATAGAGAGCAACGTGGTGTACTAAAGGGAAGCGGAGATAATAGATGAGCAACTACCTACCAACAGACTATCAATCCTTCATTCATACCTCACGATATGCACGGTGGCTTGATGACGAAGGGCGACGAGAGTCATGGGATGAAACAGTAGGGCGTTACATGAATAATGTAGTTGAGCCTGTAGTTGATAGTGGCGCTAGTGAAGACAACATGGAGATAGCACAACAAATAGAACAAGCCATTTTAGGTTTAGAGGTTATGCCTTCTATGCGAGCCATGATGACCGCAGGTCCAGCTGCTAACCGTGACAACACTTGTATGTACAACTGCAGCTACCTACCCGTAGATGACCCTAAGTCCTTCGATGAGGCTATGTTTATTCTCTTGTGCGGTACTGGTGTCGGATTCAGTGTCGAGCGTCAGTTCGTCAGTAAGTTGCCTGAGATCCCTGAGTTGTTCTACAGTGAGACTACTATTGTCGTCAAAGACAGTAAGGAAGGTTGGGCTAAAGCTCTTCGTCAAGTTCTTGCTCTCCTCTGGGCTGGTGAAATCCCTCAATGGGATATTGGTTTGGTACGTCCTGCAGGTGCAAAGCTTAAGACCTTTGGTGGTCGAGCCTCTGGTCCAGCACCTCTTGTTGAGTTGTTCAACTTTGTTATCACTACCTTTAAGAATGCACAAGGACGTAAGCTATCTAGCATTGAGTGTCACGACATCATGTGTAAGATTGGTGAGGTAGTTGTCGTAGGTGGTGTACGTAGGTCAGCCATGATTAGTTTATCTAACTTGTCAGATGATCGTATGCGTCATGCTAAGTCAGGTGCATGGTGGGAGAATGATCCACAACGTGCCTTAGCTAATAACAGTGTTAGTTACACAGAAAAACCAGATGCTGTTTCATTCATGAGAGAGTGGATGGCACTGGTAGAGTCAGGAAGTGGAGAGCGTGGTGTATTCAATCGTCAAGCAAGTAAGAAGCAAGCTGAAAAGAATGGTCGGCGTGATCCTAACTATGAGTTCGGGACTAACCCGTGTAGTGAGATCATACTTAGACCAAATCAGTTTTGCAATCTCACTGAAGTTGTGGTACGTGCGACAGACAGCATGGAAGATCTTGAACGTAAGGTTAGACTGGCTACGATTCTGGGAACCATACAATCCACCTACACCAAGTTTCCATACTTGCGTAAGGTGTGGAACAAGAACACAGAAGAAGAGCGTCTGTTGGGTGTGTCACTTACAGGGATAATGGATAACTCCTTGATGACTATTAAGAACAAAGGCTTGGAGAAGACTCTTGAACATCTTCGTGGGATTGCTGTATCTACTAATGCTGAATGGGCTAACCGTCTTAATATACCTGTGGCTGCTGCAATTACATGCGTCAAACCATCGGGCACGGTCTCACAACTGGTGGATAGTGCCAGTGGCATACATGCTCGCCACAGTCCCTATTATATCCGTACTGTGCGTGGTGATAATAAAGATCCGCTAACACAGTTCATGACAGATCAAGGTATCCCTAGTGAGCCTTGTGTTATGAAGCCAGATCAAACTACAGTATTTAGTTTCCCTGTAAAGTCTCCGACTAAGGCAGTGGTTACTGAAGATATGACAGCCATTGAGCAACTAGAGACTTGGTTGATGTATCAGAGATCGTGGTGTGAACATAAGCCTAGCGTTACGATAAATGTACGAAAAGATGAGTGGTTTGAAGTGGGTGCCTTTGTGTACAAGTACTTTGATGAGATGTCAGGTGTATCCTTCTTGCCTTACAACGAACACACTTATCAACAAGCACCTTATCAAGAAATAAATAAGGATCACTACAAAGACTTGCTTTCTTCAATGCCCTCTGCTATTGCTTGGAGTGAGTTGGCTAACTACGAGAAGGAAGATAACACAGTCTCAATGCAGACAATGGCCTGTACAGGTGATGTCTGTGAGATGGTAGACATAACCTAAGGAGATGTAAGATGTATGTTCTAGTGCTCATAATGTTTTTTGAAGATAGGTATAAGATCCAAGGTCACGATACGTTCTTTCCAAGTCAGCTTGCTTGTCATCAGTTTGCAGCCCCACTTAAAAAAAGACTTATGGACACTAGACCTTCACCCAATTCTGATGTAAAATACTACTGTTTTGAAGTTCCAAAAGAGGTTTAAATGAAATACGATCCAGTAAATAGCCCAGCGCATTACAAGTTAAGTGGTGGGATAGAGTGCATTGATTATATTAAACAGGTACTAACTCTTGATCAGTTCATAGGTTACTGTCACGGTAATATGATTAAGTATCAGCACAGGTACATGTACAAGGGTAACCCTGTGCAGGATATGGAGAAAGCAGAGTGGTATTTAAACAAGATGCTAGAGGCAATGGAGGAGAAACATAAATGAGGCCATACGAAGAAGGTATAAAAGACTTTAGGGAGGGTAGCTTAGGCAACCCTTACAAGGTCAATACAAAACCTAACAGGGAGTGGGAGATGGGCTTCAACAAAGCTTACTTCCGTAATCTTGAGAGAGTAAAGCTGAATGAACAAAAACAAAAAGAGTCTTGAAGAAGAGGCCAAAAGTTACAGGCAGAAAAAAATAAAGCCACCGCTTAAGAACAAAGCACTTACATCCCGTAGGTACTTAGCTGGTCAAGCGATGGCTGCACTATTATCAAGGTCTCCAGGTCATGTTCACAAAGGAGATATAAAACGTGAGTCATATGATTGGGCGGACTTCATGTTAGAGGATGATGATGAATAACAAAAGGGGGCTTCAAGTGGCCCCCTTAAGTTTATTCTGTTTGCTTTTTAAAGATACGTAAACTACGTAAAGATTTTTCAGTCTCTAGATACCGTTGGAGTATAAAGAGTTCGTTAGGTTCTAAGTCTTCGAGGTCTCCTAGATTTAATTCTTTGAGGCCTTTTTGAACACCTGACTTAGGAAACTTGCTAGTTATGTCGTACTGTAGCGCAGTTACATCTTCAGGTCCAGAGTATTGCATACGCAAGAAAGTCTTAGCTAAATCTTTTGCTCTGGGTATAACGTCACCCTTCCAATGCTGTAACTTCTCTGCTTGATTTAATTTATCAAACCAATTAGACTCTAGTAATAAACTTGACTCTGCTTCTATTATATCAAAGAAGATTCCACTCAAAGTATTTCCGGCTTGAGGTGCTTGGTCTTTAACTTTCTTACTGTTTCCAATCAGGGTGTCAAGTTTATAGTCTGGTATACCTACCCTATTCATAACACGTTGAGTATCAGTAAGCCTGATGTTTCTAATACCTAACATCTTAGTGGATTGTATATCAGCTGTACCACCTGCAGCAGTCTGTCTAGCTTCGGCTAAAGGCTCTCCCATAAACAAAGGTATGATATTATCTATGTAACGAAAGGCATTATTTACTAGCTTGTTGTTTTGTTTTCTATCTATAGGTGCAGCATCTTCACCTCTAGCAAGACCAGCGACAATGTTCAAAGGTTCTGCAGCCCTGAATACAGGATTTACAAACTGACTAGCTAAGGTGTTGCCAGCTATATTTAAAGCACCAGCAACATCACGTCTTTCAGGGTCAACCATAAGCGTAATAGACTCTAGTGTATCTCTTTGAGTTTTATCTAAGTTCCTTAATAAACCACTTAAACCAAAGTCTGCACTAAATTGTTTAAAAGCTTCCATAGCTTGTTGCTTTTCACCCATCCGCATCAACGCCCAGATTCTACCCCCAGCCCTGTATGCAGATATAGGAAAGTCAAACTGCTGATTTATAATTTCCCCACCAGCAGTAGCTGTTGCATACATAGGTAACCCTTTTTTAACGTTGTCAATTTCTTCATTAGATACTACCCAAAGAGCACCAGCAGATACCGTAGTTCTAGCAAATGCTTCTTTCATAGTCATGTCTTTATAGAAACCCATACCCTTTGCAATCATGTTTACCCCAGGGGCATTCTTTCCTGTAAAGGCTACTGTGGCATTAAAGAATCTACCAAAGGGAACTGCCATACCTATAACAGGAAGTTTTCTGACGTCCTCTATATAACCTGCAACTGTACCCACTAAGCCTTCACCCTTATAAGATTTAGAAAAAATTGCCTCTAAGGTATCTTCAACAGCATTAGCTTCTATAGTACGGTATTCCTTACTCCCCATATATTTTTGAAGGGACATATCGCCTATCTTTTCAGATCTATAAAAGTCATTCCAACCTTTACCTGTAGCAGCTCTAAGCTTCTTATCCATCTGAAATAAAAACTCTTGCGACTTAGTAAATCCATCCTGTGCTTGTACTAAGGTAAGCTTCTGCACCATATCAATATAGTTATCTGTTCTTAACCCAACTAATTTCATACGTGGGCTAAACTTACCGCCTGTTAGTAATGTATTGGTACCCTCTACACCACCAGGGAGTACACTGTTTAGTTTTTGAAGTGCTTCAGAGTTTCTTTGTAGTGCAGATTCAAAAGCTGTATAAGTCATGTCAGGATCAAGTAAGAACTTGACCCTTTGCATATTAGATTCCATAAGAATCTTAGCTAACCTCTGAGTTTCAGCACCTTTTTCTACTTGACCAGCCAACTTTTGTAGTGTGCCATATCCAGCATTTACTAGTGCCATAGACATATCAGTAGCACTTTGCAAAGCAGTGTTAGTACCCCAACCAACTACATTAAGTGCACTTGTAGAAGGATGGGCAACAAGCAGCCTAATTAAACGATCTTGGTTTTTCTGGAAAGCTTCTAACGTCATCCCAGTTATAGTTGGATCAACATCTTTAGCAGCCTTAGGTTCGGTACCCTTTAAAGTAGACAGCCTTAAGTTTTTGGTGGTAACTTTACCTTTTCTATTGCGATAAACTACTGTTGCCAGATCACCATCTATTTCTTTAACTTCACCAATTCTTTTTGTACCTACTGAAGATACTCTATCGCCAACTTCTATTGTCTTAACAGATATATCACCACGAATAAATCCAGCATCTAAGGCAGACTGATACAGATCCTTCAATTCCATATCAGTAATAGAAAGACCTAGCTGTTTAGCTGACTGACCCATGAGACCAAGAGTTGAACCAGCCTCAGACATCTTGTATGACAGTATGTCACCTATATCTCTACCAGTAACTTGAGATCTTGGGATGATGTTGCCATCATTGTCACGTACTTTAATCTTATTACCAGTAGCTTTTTCAATAGATTTTATAAACCCTTGAGCTTCCTTGTCACTAACATCGGCAATAATATCAGCCATCCAGTTGGTAAACTTATCATCTTCAAAACGTTTAGCCCAGACAAAACCTTTTTCAAAGGCAGTCTGAGTCATACCCTTAAAGATAACTTCATCGCCTTCGTTATGCCCTAGTATAAGAACTTTAAAAAAGTCGTGGCTAAAGTCTTTGCTACCTTTAGATAACTCTGCGCCACCCTCTAGTTTTGTCTTCCAATCTCTACCAACATCTACTTTCTTTTGCTTCACATATTTATCTATAGATTGAGAAGCCTCTGACAAAAATCCCGTAGCATCTGGTGTAGATAGTTCCATCGTAGGTACTGCTGTATCTGACACACCACGTCTTGCAATTAAGCCAGCTTGAACACCACCCATAATAATACCACCAGCAGCAGCTATGCCCACAGCTAGGTAGTTAATATCTTCTTGTGCATCTACATCTACCAAACCATCTTGATACAAGTACTCCATACCCGTACCTATTGCAGCATCTATACCAGTGGTAATACCTATCTCTGTAATAGCTTTCTTAGTAGCTAGACGTTGAGCAGCAGTCTTACCTAAAGTCTGCTGTACATAAGAACCTATCTTAGCTTTAGTAGCTGTACGTGAAGCTTGTACTCCATCCGCAAACATCTTGGTACCAACTTTTTCAGCTGTCTTTTTTGTACCTTCTTTTTGCATAGACTGCAGAGCAGCCTTTTTTGCAACTGATGTACCTACACGAATAGAACCATTAGCTGCAGCTTTACCTATAAACCCCCCAAGAAGGTTTGCTGGATCAAGAAGTACACTTCTAGTGAAGTCCATAATACCTTCAAATTTTTCACCCACTGTCGTTTCTTTACTAAAGATGCCAGCCATGTTTTCGTACAGTTTATATGCAGCAGCAGCTCTAGTCTTCTTAGCTTCATCATCTTGTATGTCGTTGATGTAATCTATTTCAGCTAGACCACGTACAGTATTACCCGACACAACACCACGACGATTGTTTAAGAAGCTGTCGATAACATCTTCTCTAGATTTACCATCTACTTCTTCATCACCAAACCTATCACGCATATAGCCTTCAGCTATAGAGTAGGTATAGTCATTCTCTGCTAAATCATTTTGAGTGTATGTACCAGCCTCAGGTAACGCAGGTTCAACCTTCTTAGGTTCAACTAAAACATTTGGATCAGTTAGAATAAAACCTTCTGGTACATCGACATTTGTAGGTTTATCTAAAATAAACCCCTCAGGTATGTTAGTCATCTTTACCCCTTATAGGTTTACAATATTTCCCTGTGGATCTTTCCAATTAGTACCATTCCAAGTTATTACTGCACCAGTATCAGGATTAGTAGCTGTAGCACCCACTGAAATACTACTAGGCTCAGGCTTAGGCTCAGTATTTAAAGCCCTTAATTGTGGTGGTAGGTACGGGTTGTTTTGGTAGTTTTCAAACTTACTAGGAAACATCTCAACAAGGTTTTCTTGGAACACCGCAGGTGTCATAAACTCATCCATAAGAAGTTGTGCAGCTCGATCCGCTTGATCACCACCACTCTGTATTTGATCTAAAAGATTTTGTATTTGACTTGCCTCTGGGGCTTGATCAGAGTCAATAAATTCATTAACTTTAGCCTTAGCTAAAGGTATTGTATGATAAAGAACAATTTCTGACATAGCTTTTTGACGTTTTTCTTCTGACGTAAAGTCAGTTAAGACTCCAGGTTTTGCGCTAGGAACAAAGGTACGGCTAGGCGTAGTGGGAATTTTAGTTATGTCCTGAGCTAACTTATAGTAGTTTTCTTCGGTCATATCCTCGCCAGTGATCGTAGTAATATAATCTATCTTATCTTCAACAGGAGCTTCAGATTTAACAATGTACATCATAGAAGGTATTTGCGATAAGGGTACATTTCGTCCTGCGGCATCTAATTTTTCTTGAAAATCTAGTACTTCTTTAGCTGCAAAAGGATCAGCTACAGCATTATTAAAAAAAGCTAAGGTGTCCTCATCCTCTATACCCGCAGCTGAAACTTGTTTTTCTAACTGTAAAGAAGCTTGAGCAGCTGTACGATATTTATCACCAGTTCTAAAAGAAGCTTGACCCTCTAATTTTTTTAGGTACAACCCAAGAAGACTTGTCTTACGACTTTCCTCTAACTCTTCTCTTGCTGCCGCCTCTTCGTCCAGTTTAGTTTGAGCACTCAATGCCCCTGACCAAGTAAATCCCATATCTTATCTCCTTGCCATTAGGCCTTGAGGTGCAGGGGTAACTTCTTCAGGCTCCTGCTCTTCTTGTTGCGGTTCTTCTACAGTGGGAGTTTCTTTAACAGACTCTCCAGACTCTTTACGTAGTTTTCTTAGTGCATCCTTGGCACGTCCAGTATCCCTAGCATACTCAAGGGCTTTATCTCTTTCTGGATTATCGAAGCCTTCGTTAAAGTCTACGTCAGCTTCTATAGCTAACCCTTTAATATACTCGTGCAACAAAGGTGCAATAATAAGACTAACGTCAATACTATGTATACCTTCCATAACCGCACTACGAAGTATCCCTTCTACTAAAGACACAAGATCTAAACCCTGTTCCAAAAAATACATAGCATCCTCTATTGCTTCAGGGTTTGTCATATTTTCTACATGCAAATCTAAAGCTTCTACTGGATCTACTATTTCTGAGGGTCTTTCAAAAGGTAGACCCTTTGGTTCTGTTGTTAAGGATTGACCTGGGATAGGTGCTGCAAATATAATACTCATTCTTGTCCTCCAATATAGGAGTTAGCTCTGGATATCCTACTATCCATCATAGGCTTTCCAGGTCTTAGGTACCCTTTAGAAAATATACGAGCCGCTTCCTCTGCAGTTGTAGCCTCTTGTAGCTTATCCATGAATCTTCCTTCAGAAGTATTTTGAACTTCATGTATAAAGAAACCAAAAGATGCCTCATAGGAATCAGGATCTAAACTATTCTGAGCTGACCAAGCCTCAAAAGCTTTTCTTCTAGGGCCAGTCCACATTGCAAAACCCCTACCACCTTTTGATCCGGGCACTACAGGTTTAAGTTCTTGTAAAAATTTAAAGTCTCCAGTCTCATGTGCAAAGTTACCTACAATACCTGCAGCTTGCTCATCAGTTAAACCTAAAGCCTCTGCAACATCTCCCATAAGTCTTTCACCTGTGTCTTTAGTGTTAGAAGATACTGGAGTCTCAATTGACTTAGGGCTTTCACCACTCTGCTCTTTGTTTATCCTATTTATTAATTCAGACCTAGCTTGTTTAGCATTATCAGTTAGCTCTACAAAATTTTTCATGCGACTAACTAGTTTAGGTACTAACTCTGAGCCTGGCTTTTCTATATCTAATGACATATCTGCATTAGCAGTTCTAGTTCTGCCAGCCAACCCCATTCTTTCTATCTTATCCTTTGTACCTTGATAGCTTCTAGCTGCAGTTTCAAGTGATGATAAGTTGTTTTTATTGTAAAGCGCCATGATTATATTATCCCACCCAGTATACCTTTATCTCCAAATAAGAATCTATAAGCAAACTCTGTTTTAGATGAGTCTTCTTGGAAACTTATTTTTTCTCTTAATGCCTCTAAGGTTTGATCACCTAGAACAATCTGCAATGCACGGTCCTTAGCAGACTCAGCAGAGGTGTAGTTGTAACTCATTAAGTCACGTTCACGTTGCCACACTGCGTCTATATTCTTGGATGTCATAGCATTAATAGTTGCTGCAAAGGTTGCGTTGCTTTCATTCTGTGCAGCAGTATTAAGTGTTGCTAAGTTCTGTCTCCACTGAGCATTAGCCTGTGCTACAACTAAACTGTTAGTTGCATTAAACTGATCTCGCTGTTGTTGAATACCAGCATTAAACTCACGAATAGAATTGATTTCATCAATGTTAAACTGGTTAAGTGCATTGGTTTGTGCAGCATTAAACTGACCAGTTTGATTAGCTAACGAAGAAAAGAACTGTCTGGTCTGGTTTTCATTAGCAGCATTAAACTGTGCAGAAGCATTATCAGCAGCTTGATCTGTAAACAACGACTGAATATTTTGTTGTGATTTAAATATAGCAGTTTGTTGAGTGTTAGTCAAGTTCGCCATGTTCATGCTAAGGAAGTTTTGTGCTTGTTGCACAGCAGCTTGTTGCCTGTTGTTTAGGTTCTGCATATCCATACCAGCAAGCTGGGCTGCATTCTGCAATGTAGTTGCTTGATTAGCATTAAGGTTAGCTAGTCCAACAGATTGCATCAATTGTGAGTTTGCAAGTTGTGTTTGCTGATTAGTGGTATAGGTTATATTATTAGCTTCAGCAAATTTTTCTGCATTTAGTACAGCAGATTGTTGCTCGTTACTAAGCTCTTGACCACGGAGAGTAGCTTCAATTTGTGCATTAGCTAGTGCTGTCTGTTGACGGTTAGACAGTTCAGCTACATCTCTTTGTAGATTGTTAGTCGTATTAAACAGACGTGTTTGCTGCTCATTTGTAAGGTCTATCTTACGTTCTTCTAATACTGCAGAGGTATTGAATATAGAAGCCTGTTGTGTATTGTCTAAGACTTTACCTTGAAGTGTAGAATTAGTAACAAAACTTTGTACTAATGCAGCTTGTTTATTGCTTACAGTAATGTTATTTGCTTCTGCGTATCTAGCAGCATTAATAATTTCTGTTTGTTGTTCGTTATCTAAAACCTTACCTTGAAGGGCTGCTCTTACTTGTGCATTTGCTAACTCAGTTTGCTGACGATTAGAAAGGTTTTGAGTTTCTATTTGTAGAACTTGAGCAGACTCTTGAAGCAGAGCTTGTTGCTTATTGGTAAGGTTAATATCATTTAATTCCGCTACACGACTTGCATTAAACAAAGCAGTCTGCTGTCTAACATCTAAGGCTCTGCCTTCTAGTGCTGCCTTAGCTTGAGCATCCTGCAATAGGGCAGTCTGTTGTGCGTTAGCATTGAACCCTGCACGTTCAAAGGTCTGAGTAGACTGAAGCATAGCAGTCTGTTGCTCATTGCTAAGTTCTTGACCAATAAGAGATGCACGTACTTGCAAGTTACTCAAAGCAGTTTGCTGTGAGTTAGAAAGGTTAGCCATATCTACTTGTAAATTTTCAGCAGATGCTTGCAACAAAGACTGTTGTTCATTACTAACATTAACTCTATTCATCTCAGTATACTTTGCAGCGTTAGTCAAAGCAGTTTGAGTTTTAATATCTAAAGTTTTATTTTGTAATGCTGCTTTCATCTGAGCATTAGAAAGTACAACAGCTTGTTGATTAGTCAAGTTTTGTGATTGAAGTGCAAAAGAGTTAGTGGAGTTTTGCAAAGCAGCTTGTTGAGAGTTACTTAAGTTTTGTAACGTAATATTCTGTTGTGCTGCAGCATTAGCTAAAGAAACTTGTTGTCTATTACTTAGGTTTTGCATTCCTACTTGTTGATAGAATTGTGCATCCTGTGCAGCAATAGGTATAGCAGCTTCCATAGTAGCTTGTACAATAGCTGCACCTGCCATAGAGCTACCAGCTAGTCCTCTTGAAGCCATAGCAGAGTTAGCTGCTCGCATAGCCCCTGCTGCCCATACAGGAGTGCCATTCTTAAACTGTTCCATTAGTTGGTTCATTTGACCTTGAACAGTCTGAGCAGGATCTACTGTACCTTGTGCTGCAGTAGCAAGAGCAGCTTGAGAAAAACTACCTTGAGAAGCTTGCATAATAGATTGGTTATTTAAAGCATCTACTGTTGCAGCTATAGAAGTTACAGCTTGAGTAGCACCAATAATATTATTAGCATTAGCAAGTTCTTGTGCACCAACTGTACCTTGAGCACCTTGCAAAGTAGATTGCCACATAGATTGGGCAGATTGCGCATCAGGTATTTGAGAAGCTTTAGCAGCATTTTGTACGACAGTAGAAGCTTGTTGGGCAAACTGTGTAGGTGAAATGTTATATGCATCTTGAGCGGTAGCTATTTCTCCTACTGCTAACTGCCTAGTTGCAGCTTCAATAGTAGGACTAAAAGAACTTACAGCTAAAGCTGCTTGCTCTGCAGTAAGACCTAAACCTTTTGCCTTTACAAGCTCTTGATTTGTAACTTGTGCCTGAGCACCTTGTAATGTACCTAAATCATACTCAGTGGCAGGTTTAGCTTCTGGAGTTGTAGTTATAAATTTAGCAGATTCAGCTTCTTCATAAGGAGATTCAAAGCCTTTATCTCCAGCTTGAGGTATAATACCTACTTTAGCAAACTCAGTCATCTCTTGTGGAGATACTTCTCTAGCTCTTTCCTCTGCTTGTTTTAAATAGTCAGTGTCGAACTGTGGTGCAGTTGGGATAGCTTCTGGAGATAGTTGACCTTGTTGAGCTTGTATTTGTTGCTCTTGAGGTATAGTTCCTTGAGCGGCTTGTAGCCCTGCTGTTTGTTGCATTACGTAAGGGCTTACTGTAGCAGCACTGTACGTTGATGCAGGTGTGTATGCAGGTAGATTAGCAGTCTCTACTGTAGGTACAGTAGCAGCAGTAGTTGTAGGTGCTGCAGCCCCAACCTGACCTGCAAGAGTACTAATATCTTGTGTAGCTAGGGGTTGCATGTAGTCTACACCCGATTGAATAGGCTGCATAGTCTGTTGTACAGCTTGTCCAAATGCAGGTGTTACAGAACCTTCGTAAGTAAACTCTTCGTCAGAAGCTACAGGTGGTGAATACTGAGGACCACGAGTAGGAGTAGGGTTAGGGTTAGGAAATATAGGAAGGTATTTAAACTCATCTTGAGATACCACACCACCTTCAGCCATACCCATCATAGCTTGTTGGTACTTACCCATACGAGCAGCAGCACCGGGGCTGGCCTTCATAAAGTCATTAAGTGCAGGTCTAGACTTTGGTCCTTTATAACCAAGAAACTTTGTAGCTAGTTGGTATTCAGAATTTAAAGTACTATCACTATCACCACCTTCAGCGTATCCTACGACACCACCTTGGTTCATTCCCATTTTTCTATATCCTTCTGGTACATAGCTTATTGGTTTACCATCTACCTCTGTTACAGGAATAATACTACCTTGATCATTAGAATAGTTTACAACTGCAGTTCCACCAGATGTAGGCATAGCCATTTGTTGAGCCATCATTGGAGATGTAGCCAGTGCTTGACTGCTTGTACCTGTACCCTCTACTGTAGGTGCAACCTCACCCTCAACATAACCGGGAGGGTTATATACTTCAGCAGTCTTAGCTTCGTAAGGAGTTGCTGGTAACTTAGGTTGCACAGGCTCACCAGTAACAGGTGGCATAGTAGTTTCTGTTGGGGCAGGATCTATTACTGCTGCATCTTTAAGGGCTTTTTGTTCTTCTCGTTTAGCTTTAGCTGCAGCGGCTGCTTCCTGTTGAGCTTGTATTTTAGCTGCTGCTGCTTTAGCCATAGCTTCATCTTCTGAACGAACTCTTTTAGCTTCTGCTTCTGCAGCAGCTTCTGCCTCTGCTATACGTTGAGCTTCAGCTAGTGCATCTGCTTTGGCTTTAGCCTCTGCTGCTTCACGTTCTGCTTTAGCTTTTTCAGCAGCCTTAGCCTTACGAGCTTCTTCAGCTTTACGGGCAGCTTCTGCTTTAGCTGCCGCAGCAGCCTTACGAGCTTCTTCAGCCTTACGTGCAGCTTCAGCCTTAGCAGCAGCTTCTGCTTTAACCCTAGCAGCTTCTGCAGCTATACGATCCTGTTCTTTCTTCCAAGCAGTATAACCATTATCTTCATTAAGTTTAGCACGAAAGGCATTACCTTCTTCATGGAGTAGGCTTTTTTGGATCTGACCTTTATCATTACGAATGTCACGATAAGCAGTCATTTTCTTATCGCCCGTAACAGAGTTTTGCATAACTCCACGTTGCATGTAAGGTCTATCATTTAAGTATAAATTATATACCCACCGCCATTCACCAGGATTTTCCTTTGGTATTGCCATATTAACTATCCATTCACTACTTCGTTAAGACCCCAGATCATTCCTGCTACACCACCTACGAAGATTACTACTCCGACTACCAATGATATACCCCAGAACAATCTGTCTCTTTGCTTTGCTTGTAATTCTAACGCTTCTTTGTGTCTTTGTCTAGCTGCTGCTTGTTCTTTTACAACTAAATCCCACATGCCGGGAGGTCCATATAACTGACAAGCTGACCTTAACTCATCCATGCATTCTTTGTGTTTCATCTTAGCTTGTGCAATTGCAAAGCCTTCTTCTTCAGATGAACTCAGTCTACCTAGTGGGCCTTTATGTGCACCCTTTTCAGCTAACTGTATCTCACTATCTAACTTTGCTAACTTACCAAAGTGAGGCAGTAAGTCTGCTACATCACTACCAGCTTTAACTGCAGAACTAACTGCACCAGCTATCTTAGTAACTGCACCTGCTAAAGCTAATACTTCTATCATCGTGGCAAATCCTATTAATCATTGTTCGCCATCTTTTCTACTGATGATCTTATTGCTTTTATGTTTTCGTCAATACGGGCAAGTGATACTGCTTGATTGTGTACAGATGTTTCTAACCTGCCCATACGTTCTTCTAGTGCTATAATCTCTTCTGAGTTATCTTCAATGTCGGACATCATCATAGAGACTGTCCATACGATAGCTGCACCCTGAACAATTAGTCCAAAGATCAGTGTAATTGGTACAGACTTGTTTAAGTGCCAGCTATCGTTTTCCATCACCAGCGATCATACCATGTAGATACTTCTGCAGTAACTTCATCAGTAGTCATATTAATTAAGCTACCATCATCGCCTTCTTTCTGCATAGGGTAACGCCCATGTATATTAAGGATGCGAGTAGTAAGAGCAGCTTTATCTAGTACTGTTACTGTCTCTGGTACTTTAAACTCACGAGGTGCATCATTAGTCCAGCCTACCATAGTAAAGTTATCAGGGTCTTGATAGTATCCACCATCTTTAACCCAGTTAGGTACAGTCATGCCCTGTGGCCCTGCATCTAGTTTGTATTCAATAATCATTTTGCCTCCAGCTTTAGCATATAGTCTGTGTTCACAAAGTCACTCTTGCCAAATAAACGTTCTGCTGTCTTGTCTACATTGGCACAGTACTTGTCTGCCATTTGATCTAAAAACTCTTCTAAGTCATTAGAGTGCAACAATACACCATTCTTAATTTGTTCTGCTGAGTGCTGAACATAACCTGATGTTTCTGTAAGTGCCACTTGTGGGTGTACACCGTGTTGCTGTAAGTATTCTATAGTAGCTGTCTGTGCTCTACCACCATCAAGTAGATTACGATACATAAGCTCAAAGCCTCTACGTACATGATGACGTTTCTCTTCAGCTTCAAAGGCTTCCTCATCCCACTCATCAATATCGTGTGCAGCTTTGATGTTATTATACTGATCAATTAATGTAGCTATGTCTTTAAAGGAACCATTGATTTTGTTTTCCATTGTAGACAGTGACACAACCTTTTGACGATACTCAGCTTCTTCTACTGGATCAATGCTACCCTCTAGGTCTTGCATCTCTTTGATAGTCTTAGCGTGGCTTACCTGTGCCTCTGCTAAAGCCATCTTACGTTTCTCAATCTCAGCCATGATCTGACGCATCATACGCATAGGTGACTGACCGTTCAGCATAGTGAGTGTCATTAAACCTAGTGTAGTCTGGCTGTTGTTACGATCAAAAGCCCTAGTCTTTTCTTCTATCTCTGGAAGAAACTCATTTACCTTTGCTACAGCAGCTACGTTTATTTTACCTGCTGCTACTGCTGGAAGACTAAATGCTATGTTATCTTTTTTTATTATTTCTTGTTTCATATTATGTTCCTGAACATGACCCCGGCCCCCACGCAACCTGTATTAAATCTCCGAAATCTGTAGCATTACCTGTAGTATCTATTGTTATATAGTCTATAACGTCTAAATTAGCATCGCTACGGCCTCCACCAAATATAGCCCTTGATGCATCAGAACACCCTGCCGTATAATATCTAGCAACAGTTAAGTCACCAAAATCTGTAGCGTTTCCTGTGGTCTGAATGGTAATATAATCTATTATATTTTGATTACCACTAAGCACTCCACCAGTACCTGAACCTCCAGCAAACACTCCTCTAGTAGTACTAGAAGCAGCACCCATACTACGTCTACCACCTGTCAAATCGCCAAATAAAGCTGCGTTTCCTGTAGTCTGTATAGTGACATAATGCATATCATCACGGTTAAGATGACCTGCAAATACACCTCTTGTACTATCAGAGCAAGCAGATGGCCCTGACCCTGAAGTAACTAAGTCTCCAAAATCAGTAGCATCTCCTGTACTAGCAATAGTAATGTAATCAATAACGTTTGTGTTTGCGCTGCTACCACCGCCAAAAAGCCCTCGTATACTGTCCGAACAAGAACCTAGTGATCCCCGTGCGGCTGTAAGATTACCGAAATCAGTGGCATTACCAGTCGTGGATACTGTTACATAATCAATTGTGTTGTTGTCACCTGTTTGTACACCGCCACCAAAGACACCCCTACTCCCGTCAGAGCAACCCGCAAGAAAATATCTAGCTACTGTTAAGTTACCAAAGTCTTGGGCATTACCAGTGGTTTGAATAGTAACATAGTTAATAGTATCAATAGTTACACCACCACCCCATAAGCCACGACTACCATACCATTTAGGAGTATTATCACCACCTACAGCTACACCATTAAAAGTCGTAGCCCCTGTTAGGTTGCTTATATCGTCTGTCTGATGATTAATTGTTAGTGACATATTATGTTCCTGAACATGAAGCAGTTCCAAAAGCCGCCGCTGTTAGATCCCCAAAGTCCGTAGTATTGCCAGCGGTAGCTATGGTTATATATTGTATAGTATTAAGGTATGAACTAGCACTACCCCCGGAAAAAACACCACGGCTAATATTAGAAGTTCCACTAATTTGATTTGTATTTTCAGTCAAATCTCCAAAGTCAGTTGCGTTACCTGTCGTAGCCATAGTTATATAATCTATATTATTATAAGCGGCTCCATAACCTCGTCCACCAGCAAAAACACCACGAGTAAGACTTCCACAAGAAGCAAAATTGTATCTACTCTGAGTAAGATCGCCAAAGTCTTGAGCATTACCTGTAGTGTCAATAGTTACATACTCAATAGTATTATGATCTGCACTTGTAGAGTTGCTAGTTCCATCTGTACCTCCTGCAAATATACCCCTAGTGCCATTTGATACACCTACTACACCAACTCTACCTGCAGTTAAATTACCAAAATCCGTAGCATTGCCCGTAGTAGCGATAGTTACATAGTCAATAATATCACTTTTAATCCACCCAGAAGACCAATACTGCCCCCCTGCAATTAAACCCCTAGCATTACTAGAGCATCCTGCTAAACCTTCGTTTCTAGCTACAGTTAAATCACCAAAGTCCGTAGTATTGCTAGGATTTGCTATGGTAAAATACTCAATGACATCATAATTAGTTCCAGCACCTGCAAAAATACCTCTAGAACCGTTAGAAAAAGATGCAGAATTTAATGTCTGAGAAGATGTAGTCCTGTCTCCAAAGTCAGTTGCGTTACCTGTCGTAGCTATAGTTATATAATCTATCCTATTACTATACCCACCTACATAACCTAAAGCAATTACACCTCTACTACCGTACCATTTAGGACTATTATCACCACCAACAGCTACACCACCAACAGTTATAACACCGTCATTGCTAATCTCATTTGTTTGATGATTAATTGTTAGTGACATATTAATCTCCTGAACAACCAGCAAGCTGTACTCTAGCTGCAGTTAAATCACCAAAATCAGTAGCATTACCTGTGTTTGCAATAGTAATGTATTCAATAGTATTTTCACCACTACCGCTTGTATTATCTCCACCACCAAACACAGCCCTTGTTCCATTTGTAGAAGCTGCAACACCGTACCGTATAGAAGAAAGATTACCAAAGTCTGTAGCATTACCTGTGGTAGCTACAGTTATGTAATCTATAACGTCAAGATTAGATCCTCCTGACCTACCACCGCCAAACACCCCACGAGTTTTATTAGATGCTCCTGCTGAGTTATGTCTTGCAACAGTAAGATCACCAAAATCAGTAGCATTACCTGTGGTTTGTATTGTTACAAAATCTATAACATTAGAAGGATCACCGGGTCTACCACCAGCAAATACACCCTTAGTTCCATCAGAAAGTGCAAAAGGTTGATACCTACCTGTAGTTAAATCACCAAAGTCTGTAGCATTTCCTGTACTTGCTATAGTTACATATTGAATAACAGTAGAACCAGCATCTGCAGCACCACCACCAAATAGTCCTCTAGTAGGGTCTGAGCAACCTGCTAAGTCGTATTCGGTAGCTAATAAGTTACCAAAGTCTGCAGCGTTGCCTGTAGTAGCTATAGTCACATAGTCTATTGTATCTGTTGAAGAAAAACCACCACCTGCAAAAAGCCCACGTCCTGAACCTGCACATGATGCAAGTCTATAACGAGCTACAGATAAATCTCCAAAGTCAGTTGCATTGCCCGTTGAGGATATAGTTACATAATCTATTGTAGATCTATCAGAGCCATAACCCCCACCAAATAAACCACGATCACCAAAGTAAGGACTATTATCACCACCAACAGCTACGCCATTAACAAGGATAGTACCAGTAGCATTGCTAATGTCGTTAGTCTGATGGTTAATGGTAAGAGACATACGTTATACCTTATACTGCAGTAGAGCCATCCATGTCATCTTGATCCATAACCCAAGCATAACATTTATCCATAAACGTAGAGCCAGACTTAGCTTCTACATCTGTCAGATTTGCGCTGTAGCGTTTAAAGTCTACCTCACGAGTATCATCTGTAGGCGAGCTTGTTGCATAAGCAGACAAGTCAATCATGACGGAGAACTTTGGATCAGTTCCACGTTGGCGTGACACAGCCGCTGTCACGATGCGGTAATAGGCGTTGTTAAATGCAATGCCGTACTGGCTTGCACCTTCTGCGATATTATTTTGAATAGCCATTTGGTATCTCCTTTTAGGCGTAAGTTACTTCAGTGGTTCTAATATTAGCCACCCAGCGTATGTTATGGCTCGCTTCACCAGTACAGGTGATAGCCAATGCGTTGTTCGTATTATCGGCTGAAAGAGCCATGCCCCAGCTTGATAAGTTCTGGATCACTGTAGTTGCACTGTTGGCGAGTGTGGTTGTACCACCGTCATTTACTAGCAAACCCTCAATGCGGAATGAGGCATAGGCTTGTGCGCCGTTTTGCATAGCAGTGATAGTACCGTCAAAGGTAATGCAGGTATCACTTGCTGCTACGATTTGATTTGTAGCTGCTGCCGTGCTGTTGTTTGTTGTAAGTACAGTAGCTGTTGCATCTGTAGTGTCTGCACGAAGGATAAACTGACCACCTTGAGCATCACCTGCAGCAGCAAACTTACCAGAAGCATGTGCATTCTTTCCGTGTTGTGATATTTTTGCTTCATAACCCATTGCTAGGCTATAATCTCCATTACTTTCTATCGTGCTATTTCTACCAAGGGCTGTACAATAGTCGCCAGAAATAGTGTGTGATCTTCCAATACCTGCGGAACTTGTACCACTAGAAGTAATTCCATAACCAATTGCTAGGGACTGATCGCCACTAGCGGTAGAATACCCAGACTGCCCCAGACAAATTGCATTAGTTCCTGTGGCCCTAGCTCTATAGCCAAGAGCAACAGAACCGCTTGCACCTGTTGCGTAACCTTGATAGCCAATGTTTATATTACCAATGCCTGTAGCCTTAGATAAGTAGCCCATCGCAATACTATTAGTACCACTAGTACCGTAGCTTGAAGTGTTATTATATATAACGGCGGCAAAACTACTTTGTTGACTAGCTCTTGATTTACCGATAGCTACACAGTATTGGCTAACAGCTTGTGCGTCTTGTCCTATTGCTAAAGAACCAGTTGTTCCAGAGTATGTACTTGTTCCCTCTCCGATAGCAACAGAATAGGCACCATTTGCCCCGCTATTTGGCCCGATTGCAACAGCGCCTGTCCATGAATTAAAAACATCTGCACCATTACCAATTGCAATACTGTTATTACCTGTAGCTATAGCACTTGAACCAATAGCTATTGACAGTGTACCACTAGCCGTTGGATCAGTTGAGCCTGTTGTTTCAGCAGCATAAAGATCAGCACCACCACCTACAGCACTGCCACCTAATAATAAACTTGTACCATCTGAGCTAAGGGTTATAGCACCGCCAGAGCCTGTGTTATCAATATTAATAGAACCCATTATTTATTACTCCTATGCATACGTCACCTCACTGGTCTGAATATTAGCAACCCAACGGATGTTATGAGAGGCTTCTCCTGTACAGGTAATTGCTAAGGCGTTGTTTGTGTTGTCAGCAGTTAAGGCTACTACCCAGCCATTACCGTCATCAAATGTTTGTATGTTGCTGCTTACTAAGGTAGTTGTACCACCGTCATTTTTCAGTAAGCCTTTAATTTCCCAGCC